ATCTTTTGCGGGACGAAAGTCTATACACATCTCATCGTATCGAGATGTTATCTGATAAAAGAAAAAACATAAATGAAGAAATAAAAAGCTTGAAACTTTTTATAGAAGAGAAGGAAATGGTTAAACATGAATCAACAACAACGTAAATGGATCGAGGACGATATATACGACCTCATAGCAGAAGTTAAAATAGCCGAGAAAAGCTTGAACGAACTTCTTTGTAATATTGGAACGCTTCTCAGTGTAGTGCATGGAGAAGTTGATGCGAATGATACTTTAAATAAACTGATTAAAAAAATTGAAGATGAAAAAACTAAACTTAATAAATAATTGTTTGTTATATTTTATTGTAGCATCAATGCAAATCTTGTGGATACCCATTGCCGCACTTGGCTTTGTTTTTTGGTGTGCTTCTGCTATTATTGAAATAGCTCACATTGAATTGTGCGGGGTTGTCAGCTCAATGCGAAAGAGACTTAAATGATGTATCTCAAGCATAACCAAATAGCACAGTTTCGTGAGGATTTTACTCCTGAAGAATGCCCGGTGCTATTAAGGGAAAGCAATGATTGGTGTTTAGACCACGATCACCAGACTGGCTTGGTTCGCGGTGTGCTATCCAGGGAGGGAAATTCTTTGTTGGGTAAAGTTGAGAACTTCTATCTTAATATGTGCCGAGGAAAGAAATCAGATCTACCTATAGTGCTACGTGCTATGGCTGATTACCTAGACTTTCCTGCTATGAATGTTATGCACCCCGTAGGATTAACACAACTAGTAAAAAGATTCGGAAGAGACTTGACAGCTAGTGAACAAGTGGACAAGTTAAAGGGTCTTGGGGCTGATGAAGAGAATCTTGATGCCTGCAAGAATGAAAAAACAAGGAAATTGTATTATAGGCAACTATTGATACAATCATACAATAATCAAAATAATGAGTGACGAAGTAATCAAGCTTACTAAAAAGCTACAGAGGATACAATGTAACCTCAAGGCCCCTAAAGGTCAGAAAAACAACTTTGGCAACTACAACTACCGTAGTGCTGAAGATATACTAGAAGCGATTAAGCCTCTATTAGAAGAAAACAATGTTTCCATACTTTGCTCCGACAGGATCGAAATGCGTGGTGAATGTATGTTTAATGTTACTACTGCAATCTTATTGGACTGCGATACCGATCAGCAAATTGCTACAGAGAACTGGGCTATGCACAGCGAATCCAAGAAGGGTATGGACTCAGCACAAATATCTGGGTCTACAGCATCATACAGTCTTAAACGAGCGTTGGGTAATTTATTTGCCATTGACAATGAGAAGGATGCTGATGCTACTAACAAGCACGGGTCTGCATCAAAGGTTTCAGCTGTCGGTCTTATCAATGATGCAAAAACCATTGAAAATCTCGCAAAAACTTGGAAGTCTTTTCCAAAAGAAATAGCAGCTATGCCGCAAGTTATAGCAGCTAAGGACAAACAAAAACAAAAACTAGAAAACAAATAATATGTCAAAACTACTATCATTGAAAATAAACCTAGATAAGGTCGATAAGAGCAAACTATACAAAGGCTCCAAAGGAACTTATCTTGATCTAGATGTCTGGATTAACGACGAGCCTGACAACTACGACAACGACGCTTCTGCAAGCCTTAACCTATCCAAGGAAGAGCGTGAGTCAGGTGCTAAGAAGGTATATGTTGGCAACGGCAAGAAACTATTTGGCTGGGGTTCGAGCACTGACTCTGCCTCTAACGTTGACATTACTGCCACTGCTGAACCGTTTTAATTTGCCCCGAGTATAAGTCCTCTCCTGTTTTAGATTCAGGGTTAAACCTTCATGGTATCGCATTAGGGTTTAATCTTCATCTTACCCCTAAAGCAGGAGGGGCATCTTAACAAAAACTTATTATGAATAGATTATTTTGGGATATAGAAACAAGTCCGAACATCGGATTTTTTTGGAGACCGGGTTATAAAGTTAACTTGTCCCATGATAACATTATCACGGAGCGTGCTATTATTTGCATCTGCTATAAGTGGGAAAAAGAAAAGAAAGTCCATTCGTTGTCTTGGGATGAAGGATGTGACATAAAGCTCTGCAAGGAGTTTATGGATGTCATGCAGAATGCTGACGAGATGGTAGCCCACAACGGGGATAAGTTTGACATGAAGTGGTTTCGAGCTAGATGCTTAAGGCACAACCTTGGGATTCCAAAGGATGTTACCACTGTAGATACACTAAAGTTATCACGAGCCAATTTTGAGTTTAACTCTCATCGCTTAGATTACATTGCAAAGTTTTTGCTTGGATACGGAAAGATTGACACTAGCTTTGGACTATGGAAAAGAATAGTGCTAGATGGCTGTGAGAAATCAATGTCCCACATGGTTCGATACTGCAAGAGAGACGTAGTCATACTCCAAGAGATTTATGAATACATAGCAAAACACACAAAGATGAAGACCCACGTTGGGGTTCTTAAGGGCCATGATGGTTGGACTTGTCCTTCTTGTGGTTCTAGCCACGTAATTAGAGACGGCAAAAGGATCGGAGCAACTGGCGTATCTCGCCAAAGGATGCAATGTCAGGACTGCGGTCATAAGTATCTCATTTCTCAGGCTAACACCGCAAAATACGTGGAACATATTTTAGATAAGAAAGAGAAAGAAAATCAAATCAAAAGAAAAACAAAAAATAATGGTAAAAGAAATAACAAAAAGAAAGAAACCAATTCACGCTAATGTTGAAGCAGAAAGAATTTTAATTGGATGTTGTTTATTCCCCGACAAAGAGCAGTCGGTTGATGCTTATGACAACATAATACAAATCGTTAACGATAATGATTTTTACGACCGATCGAACAAGATATTTTTTACTAGCATAAAAGAGCTTCACAACAAGGGTGAGGATGTAAATGATATCAGCTTGTATGAAATGCTTCGCAAGAAGGATCTTATAGATGAGGTCGGAGGTATGCCTGCTATTTTTGCTATATCTAGTTTGTGTGAGAGCACCATGCAATCTAAGGCTGCCGCTAAAATCGTCAGAGAGCGTAGTAACGCCAGGAAAATTGTGCGTAGTTCACGTTTAGCAATAGAGAAGATAGACTCAGGTGCTGATGCTGATGAAGCTAAAGCGTATGTTGAGTCAGAGGTGGCTAAGATCGACGGGTTCCAAGATGATGATGTGTCCTTGGGCAATGTCGGGTCAGAGTTCATTAGCCAAATCCAATCAATGCAAGACGGGACATACGCCCCGGTGCGGATTCCTACTGGTATAAAGTCTCTTGATGCAAAGCTCCCAGAAGGTGGTATTGGAAAGGGTGAAGTATTTGTTATCTCTGCTCCAACGTCCTGCGGTAAATCTCAGCTTGCTTTGAATATAGCATTGCGACTAGCTATTCGTGACAATAAAGGTGTAGCGTTGTTTTCTCTAGAGATGCCTCCAGAGCAAGTGTTTAAACGTATGGTGCAGATATCATCATGCTGTAACATCGAAGAGGCAAACAATAGCACCGACAAGGTAGAGGCTTTTAAGCCCATCGTAGAGGCTACTGAGAAGATCAAGAAGTCGCCTATATATATCTACAATCATATTAGGAACATGCACGACCTTAGAGCCAAGTGCAGGAACCTGAAGAGGAAGCACGGAATATCTATGATAGTCATAGACTACTTGCAGTTGATACCTTGGGACGGCAAGATGCAGAAGCACGACGGGATAGCAGAGGTCAGTCATAGCATAAAGCAGATGGCTATGGAGCTTAACCTTCCAGTGATACTACTAGCTCAGGTAAATAGAGAGGGTGCGAAGAGAGGTAAGTTATCTATATACGACCTGAAAGACTCAGGTGACATCGAGAACGACGCTGATGTTATCCTGATGATGTGGCCCACTTGTTTCGACATGGCTAAGAGCAAAAAACTTGACAAAGCAGGTAAGCCATATATTGATTTATCATACAGTCTCGTTAAGAACCGAGAGGGTGAACGAGACGTTGTAGACAAGTTTATATTCGACAATTCAGTCGGCAGGATTTACTAATTTTTATTGGGAGAGGGGTAGCGGTAACGCCCCCACGGAGTTTTTAGATTATTTATACTCCGCTTTGATCTCCCTACTTTTTTCTTTGAACAGATACAAGATCACCTACGTAAACTTTGACATGAAGGAAGGTGAGAGCTCTGTCGCATCGAAGTGGGCTCACGATGAGAAATCCGCAGTTAGGTTGCTTCTTGCAAAGAACCCAGACAAAAACGGGTATTGTGTGTTTAAGAGAGGAGGAAGCGGCAGGATTCTTAATGTAGAACAAGCTAGTTTCCTTGCGATTGATCCGGTGCGTTCATCTCTCCGCGAAGAATAGCAGCTTGATCTTGCTCCATAGCTAGATTACCAAGGTTAGCTAGTTCCTCCTGTAGGTAGACAGACATCTCTGGATGGTCTCTCGAATACAAAGCCAAAGCTTTTAAACCTTCTTCCGTAGCCATAAAAAGTGGCAACCATTGTCTAAACACAAGCGCAGCTTCTTGTGGCGTTTTCCTTGTCAGTAATTGTTTTAGACCAGGTGTAGCAGCAAATCTACCATATAGGAATCGACCTACGTCTGGCAATAAGTCTCCTACCACAAATGTTGTTTGCATTCCCCCTGAGCCAGGTGAGATAACGGGTCTGACCCCAGGTAATCTTTTAGCTTCAGCCGTGCTATATTTTGCTACGTTTGCGATAGCTTCCATGGTATCAACCCACTCTTTGCCTAAAACTTCTGTAGCAACCTTTCGGATTTTAACATCTTTAAGTTTTGTTAGCATAATGTCAGGGTCAAACAAAGGTTTACCCTGGCTGGTGACGGGATAGCTTACCTTTGTGGGTCTGGCTAATTCTATTATTTCCGTAGATAGTTTATTTTTTAACGTGGCTAAACCAAATTCAGGTGATGACTCTTGTATAACCTTTACGAGTGATGATATTTCTTGAGAAGAGTAATTAAGTAAAGAACCGATAGCTTCGGTAGCATCTTCTGCCGACATGGTTCCTTGTTTTTTAATTATAGCCTGAAACAGTTTGTTTTGCTCTTGCGTTGCCAGTTTAGCAGCAGTTTCTATTTTTGCAGCTGCTATTTTTTGAGCGTTTTTTGCCTGCGTCGGTGTTCCTAAGGTGAGTATTTCTCTAAAAATGTCATCTTCTACCTCGATAATTTTGCCTGTTGACTTAGCTAGATCGTTTAATTGGTCTATTGCTTTTACTTTAAGCTCCCAGTTCCGAGGAAATAGCACACTCATAATATCATTATTAACATTAACGC